TAATTGAAATTTATGCATCTTCTTTTCTTTTGAACCTGTGGCATATATTCTAATGATTCTCCGATCTTCCAATATGAAACAGTTGGCTCTGATATCCCTCTGGATGAAAACCATTCAATCACTCGATCATTTACCTCTGCTGCTATCTTTGGAGGTTTGATATATTCTTTTTTCTTTTCAAATTTCACATTACCACTCCATCCACAGTGATGGCAATTGTAAACTCCCTTATCGATATCAACGGAAAGGCAATTATCTGATTTGTTTTTTCTGTTGTGTGAGCATTTCGGACATTTTGTTTTTACATATCCTGATGATCTTTTCAGTAAGATCCCAAGCTCTTCAAGTTTTTCTCTCATTGTTTCTGATTGTTTTTATTCTGATATTGGTAATAATAAGTTTGCAACAATAATAATTATAAAGCTCCAAAAAAATAAAATGCCTGAAAAAATTAAAAAGTATTTCACTGCATTAAAATTTATTAATTCTAAGATTTTGTTTTTCATAAGTCATTGATTAAAAAATTAAGCTCTTCAAGTGAGAGCATTTTTGTTGGTTTTAAAACATAAGATTCTACTCTTGTCATTCTGATATTTCTATCATCAAACACCATTGCATTTGTGGCGAACCCTTTGAAAGTATATCTGGGCAAATCGCCCACAAAGAAAGCAAAAATTTTAACATCAGATTTTGAATAGGTTGGAATCATCATTGGATTGTTGTGCTTTCTACTGACTTTTACATCAACTGTCATCCCATTCCATTGTGCATCATAAAGATCAGTTCCTTTGATCTTTGATGTATTGCCTACTGAAAAATCAGGCATCAGATTCATTTGTTTGCAGAATATATATTCAGCTCCAAATCCTGCAGAATTAAGATCAACACTGCTTCTTTCATTCACTGTTCCTTTTCCATCCAATCCTGTGGCTTCTTTATTTGACTGTCTTTGATTGGCAACAAATCTCACAAGTTCACATTCATGAAGATCAAGCCAATATGTTTGATTAATTTCCAACATTGCTCAAGTATTTATGGAGATTCTGATATTCATTAGCTCCAAGTTTATTTTTCAAAGCCAATCCATCAAGCTCTGATTTTAAAGTTTTTGCACCGATTAATTCTTTTCCTGAAGGATCTTTGTATAAATAGAATTTAATCAGGTTGCTGATCATCTTATATGCTTTTGGCTTTTTACTTTGCTTCATTGCCATAAATCGATCAACATAAAGGATTCCATTCTTATCACGATTACGAAGCTTCAAAAGGGATAGGAAATTAACTTTCCAGAAATCATCTTTTCTTAGATCCTGTGCCACTTGATATACCTCTCTCAAATCATATCCATCAATCCTTTGAATTTTATCAAGGCATTCAATCCACTTCTTTTCTTGATTTTCTGTTTTTGGATGATGCCGATCTTCAAATAGGTTTTTAAAGTGTGGAAAGGCATCTAAAACATTTTGAGGTATATTACTTTCTTGTATATTATATTGTACATTGTCTTGTATATTATAATGTATATTACTTTGTGGCGGATTTACCGCAATGGTTTTTTCCGCTGCGGTTTTTCCGCTATGGTTGGGCAAATCAAGATGAAAATTGTATCCTGCAAACCTGCCACCAATCCGAACCTCTTCTCTTTCAAGAAAACCAAGTGATTCCAACTCTTTGATTTTTGAATTGACGGCATCCTTTCCATCCTTGAAATGACCTGCAATGAATTGCATTGTAATATCCTGATTCTTTTCATGTGAAAAAAGCCACGAATACAATCCTGTTGCTGCCATTGAAACTCCCTTTTTTCTGAAGATCTCAAAAGGGATTACTGCATATTTTTCAAACCATTCTGGCTTGATTATTTTGTTTACTTCCATCGTTTCTCTGTTCTCTGTTTCTTTCGTACTCTTTGCAATGATCACATTGATCCTTACATCTGCTGTATGCAAAATCATCATCTATACATATGAAATTGCTGTCAAACATCATTTTACTAAGCTTTTTATCCTGTCGCAAAAATCCCTCAAATCTCCGAAAATTTCTCGAAATTCATTCAAAGAAATTGCTCCATCTTGATATAATTCCCAAAGCACCTCAATGAAAAGATCAAACTCTACTTTAGTCATTGATCCAACATATTGATAACTGTATGCAATATCTGAAGTGCTATTGGCTGTCCATCTCACTTTCTGATTATATTCATCGAAATACACCCCTCTATAATTCATCTTTAAAGTATTTATTTAAAACGCTCACAACATCATCAAAATCATTAAGCCACATTGCTGCCCATCCCCTTACTTCAAGCTCCTCAAGCCATTCCTTTTGTGCAGGAGTTGGCTTGTTTTTACCTGCTTTCAATTCAATTGCTAATCCATTGTATTTCTCATTCGGATCAAAGATCAAAATATCTGGTATCCCTGCCTTTGCTCCAAGATATTTAAACTTGAATCTTTCAAAGGGAGATCTCTTTCCTTCATTTGCTACATGAGTAGCCAATGCAAATGGATATTGAGCTGCAATGTATTGCATCACTTGATGCTGCAACCGATCTTCTTTTCCCAGATATTTATGATAACCTCCTGCCAATTGAAAAAATATTTGCACTAAATTAATAAAAAAATACGCTATTCTGTTGAATAAAAGGTTCATTTATAAATTGAATTTAATTTTGTTTCCAATTTTAAAACCCTTGCTAGTGCCATATTCAACTGATATTCAAGCTGTTCCTTAGTTTGATTTTCCTGTATAAAATGATACTGTTTGCCTTTTAAAAAGTTAAAAAATTTATTTTTAAACACAGGATCAATATCAATAAATGTATCAAATTGCTTCAATCCATACAAAATAGTTGCATGATTTTTATTCAGTGATTTGCTTATTGATACCACAGGATAATCTAAAACCTTGAAGCAAACATGATAATAAATCCACCGAGCTTCCACGTAATGCCTCCCACGATTTTTGTTCCTAATATCTAAGGAAAAATGTTTATTGATGTCCTTCATTAAAGTTTTCCATCTTGTATCATATGATAATCGATCCATCTTCATTTCTATTTTCTGATTCATAACCTAATATTACTCCTGTATCCTTGTAAAGCTTCCAAGATTCCAATGCTTTTTTGTATTCAAATCTACCTCTCTCAATCATATCATCTGACAATCCATAAACTTCGATTGAATAAGGATGATTGACCTCAACAGCAACGAATCGGAATGCAGAAGGATCAATCCCTAGTGCATCACAATAAAACGCTCCCTGAATATGATATTTAAACTTGTAAATATCTGATTTGAATCTATCTGGAGAGTTATCTTGACAAGTTTTCACATCCGATATCCATCCTGCAATCATATTTTTGCAATCAGGTCGAACCCTCACATCAACTCCACTTATTTGCCCATAATGAGAAACCTCGATTTCTCCATTGCAATATTGTTTTGCAAGATCATGAGATTCAAGATTCTTGATCATCTCTTTTATCCTGTGATGATCTAATTCATCAATCACAATCTTTCCCTGTGCCTTCTCCTCATGCATTGCTTTTAAAGCTTTGCCTTCTTTTGTTCTGCCATCAACTTTCGGCATCACATAATAATCTTGATAAAACTTATCGGATTCGAGCATTGCAGTATGCACAGCAGTTCCAAACTTCATTGCAGGAGATTCCTGAAATTTTTTGTTTAAAAAATGATGCACTGATTTCTTTGCAATAAATTTTAATCCTGATGCAGAGATCGCATCACTTGAATGATATTTCTCATTCGTTTCAATTACTTCTTTCATTGTTCTTTGTTTTTAAAATTTTTTAAAAGATGTTCAACTTCATCAACTGATTTTTCAAAGTATTCATTTACTTCTGGACAATCTTCACATAAATAAATCAAATCAGGATACTCTTCAATTGCTGCATTTAAAACAGCACTTCTTATTAAATCTGATTTTGAATTTACTTTGAAAAATCTATTTTTAATTTTTTTTGATTTCCATAATATATCCAAAAGTTGATTAAATGATTGAGAACATTTAAAAAGAACTTTTTTGGATTTTATTACTTTTTTCATTGTTGTAAATTATTAAGTTAAAAAAAGGGAGCAGCCGAAACTACTCCCATCTACACTACCAAGGCAAATCATCTTTCCCTTGTGCCACCTTTTCTACCTTCTGATCAGGTTTCCAAGTGTTCAGCTCTGCATATAATTTCCCAGATTGAGATTTCTTTATATCCATATTGATCCATCCTTTGTCCTCGTGTTCTTTTACGAACTTTCCAAAGTCATCCACTTTTACTGAAACGGATGCAATTACAAATTCAGGAGCTGTTTCTTTACGCTTCACAATGAAGCCATCTGCAAAAATTTTATCGTTTGCCATAATTATATATTGAATTTAGTTTTTATTTGATTTAACTGATCAGGAGATACATCTCTTGTTTTTAGTGCTTTTAAAGCTGTGTTTCTGTCTGATTTCATTACTGCTTGAAACCCACTCTCTGTGAGCTTCTGTTTCTGTGCAACCTTTCCAGAGGCAAGATTTGCATCATCATCCTCTGCCTGTAAAGCTAAAAGTGATTGCAAAGTATATCTCCTGAAATATGTAATCGCTGATCCAAGCTTTTGAGGATCATTGATTTCAGGAAGTTTTATTCTACTTTCAATTACTTCATTGCCATCACTGATTGCACTGCATACTTCTCCATCATTAATCGGCTGCAATAATGTGATCCCATGCTTGTTCAGAATAGGAAGCACCTCTGCAATCAACATATTAACGTCAAAGTATTTTGATTTGAAAAAAGGATTGTTTGCCTTTTTCGAAATTGCTCCGATCTCTGATTGTACCTTCAGCAATTTTTGATGTAAACTGACTTCATTGTTTTCTGTCATTGTTACTTATTTATTAAATTAAACGATCTAAATTAAATCCCATAGCTTGAAGCTTTTTGATCTCATCAAGAGTGAACGTGCCTGGCTTTCTGATCCTTGATCTTAATGTAGGAAGAGAAAAATCCATTCTAACAGCCAACAACTCTCTTGTGAAATTTAATCGCTTTAGCTCTGATTTGAAATAATCCTTGAAATCCATATTGAAAAATTATTTTCACAAATATAGAAAAAAAATTTTCAAAATAAAACCCCAAACGAAAAAAAATTTTCCATTCAGGGTTTCGGCAAACAAGGGAAGGGATGTTTATGTCTTATTGATGAAGGTAACTGATTCATCTGGATCATTGTTTGATGTATGCATAATAAGAGAGTACTCATTTGCTTTCACATTATACTTCATCCCATCAATCATCTCTGCCTGTTTACCTTTAAATTCATCTCCAAAATTAATGAATGGCTTTGCAAGAGGAGTAATCGGTTTGGAGTTATTATTGTAAAATGTACCTTCATATCTCGGCACAAAAGATCTGTAATCATTGAGAACCTCCTGTGCGTTTGTGTTAAAATCTCCAAGTGATCCACCTGTGTATTCTCTCCAACCTTCTGCAGGAGCTAATTCAAATTTATAAAATCCTGAATTTTTAGAAAGAGAGGCATCCAATCTTCTGTTTTTTGGCTTGTCAAGATCCTGAAACAACCTCACGTTATCAATATACAATGCAGTGTATCCAGATGTTGAAGGGATATAAGGAAAATAAAATATTATCTCAATCTGTGGCTCATAAAATAGATATCTTGTATCACTAGGAAAATTGACTTTGTAATTGTTCCAAGTGTTCAAATCCTTCACATCTTCAATATCAACAACATTATGAAATACTGATGATTGAAAAACCTTATCCTCTTCATTGTAATAACTAGTAATTGGAGTTCCTGATATTGTTTCACTATCAACTTTTATGACGTAAAATAATTGATAATTTGGAGAGGAGTTTGATGATTCAAAATAATAAGAAAAATCAGCAATTAACTCTCCGAAATCAGAAAGTAAAACATCATATTGCTTTACTCCTCCACACTCTAAAGCTGGTATTTTAATATAAGATGCTGTTGTGAAATTTGATAGCTTGTATGATTTGTTTCCTGCCTCAACAACAGAATGATTACTCACTGATCCATAAGATGCAACAAAATCAGTTCCCCACTCAAAGCTTTTTGCACCAAAATATCTTCTTATGCTTTCACTGTATTCTGTTCTGTCTGATATCACATCAACCTTTTTCAATGGTGGCAAATACTCCACAATCATATCGTTGTTAAGTGGCTGCAAATCTGATCTTACTTGCCTTGTAACATTGATATCTGCCTTTCCTTTATATATTGTTGCATTGTAAGTTCCTGAACCAGAAACAATCTCCCATCTATAAACCTGAAAATCAATGATTTCATTTTGTCCATTTGAAAGAGCTGTTTGGAAAACAGATTGATCATAATATTGATCCTGAAAAACAGAATCCAAATACTTTGAATTTTTTATAACATACCATCTCCCAAAAGCTTGAAAAATCCTTGAGTTGCTCTGTTTCAATATCAATTCCAATACTTCTTTTGCTGTTCTGACATTTCCTTCATCATCAATATTATTTCCTGTTGCCCAATATCTCAAAGGAGTAGTTCTGTTTATTGTGCTGCTTTGACTATCTCCCTGCCAATACAAATCCATTTCAAGATTAAGATTGTTCAGAATCTGCATCACATGATCATATTCTCCCGAAGTTCCTAATGGTTTGAAAGCAGGAAAAACTGCGACTGTTGGAGGGTTTGTTCCTGTAATGATTGAATCATAAGCATTCAAAGTTCCTAATCCATCAAGTGCTTTCAATGTCAATGGAAATGGCTTTGCTCCAAATGATTGCTGAAAGCCATCAACGTAGAGAAAACCCTGCCAAAAAACTTCATAATTTTTTACAGTAGAATCAGTGATCACTTTTCCGATGCATGATAATTTGTCCACAATACCACCATCCTGTTGAACTCTTTCTCTGAACTCTGTTGATATTGTAATATCTTGACTGAAAGTGGATTCAATACATTCAGGCACTTCAATCCTTCCATTATAATCATCAGTAACAGATGACAAAGCTCCAAATACAAATCCTTCATTAACTGCACGATCAGATTCAACTCTTTTTACAAATTCATCAACTTGCTTTTCAGCATAGGAAACAATTACTTTGTACTCAAATTCATCAGCTTCCCAAAAATTATCATACTGAATATCATCAGTAACCATCAAATTCACATTGCAGCTTGATCCAATTATTGGATGATAAAAATCATCATCCTGATCCCAAACAATTTGAACAGGATTTCCTGTGCCTATCATTGGCAAAACAGCACCTGTGTATCCATCCTGCAAGATTTCAACTTTCTTTCCATTCCCTAAAACATCAGAGAACTCCAACCTGTATTTTACTCCGTATGCCATTATTTTAATCTGCCTCGATTACGATCTGCCCTCTGAAGTGCAACGACCAGATCCTGTCCATTAATTTTAAACTCCCCTCCCACATTGACCTGCTGTGCTTGTTTGCCTCCAAGCATTCCCTCAAGTTTATTGAGAGGAGCAATAACTTCAGGATTCTGCTTCGCTCCTGTGTATTCTCCCATCATTCCGAGCGTAGTTCCTGAAACAATACCTCCATCAGCAAATTTTGGAATTGCAGCAAATGCACTCATTACTCCTCCCACTGCTGTTGCAATAAAAGCAGGAGTTGTGAAAATAGCAGCAGGACCAGTTCCTGCACCTGAAGCAGTTGCACCTGCAATGGCTTGTGAAATCGATGAAGCCAACATCATTGCAATCAAATCCATTACTGTTGAAATCATACCTTTTACAAATCCTTGAAATCCACTATCTGCCAACCCTAAAGATTCAACCAATCCTGCAGTCATGTTGCTAAATGCACCTGCAACCGATTCCCCAACTGAAGTGGCAATTTCATTGATGCCTTCCATTGAAACTCCCAACCCTTCTAAATACTGTCTAATTAAATTAACTTTTTTTCCTGTTTCTTCAGGATCTGGCAATCCAATAGGATCTGTTGCACCACCTGTGGGAGCAGCTCCATCTCCTCCTGTTGCAGATGTAGGAACAGCAGCACCTCCTCCACCAACATCTCCGATCAATCCCTGAACTAATCCTGTGGCTTGATCTGCAATATTTGTCAATGCACCCTGAACTTGATCAACAGTTTTCTTTTCAAGATTAGATCCAACTGCATCACTCAAAGAATCAGAAAATGCATTTCCGATATCAATTCCTGCTTGATTTGTTATTTCTATTGATTCATTGAATCCTTCAGTGAGAATATCTCCAAATGATCCTTTTATTCCTTTTGCTGAAAATTCCTTAATCAATTTCCACATTGTGCTGAATCCATTGACAACTTGATCAACCTGTGCTTTTGCTGCAATAAAAACAGTTGCAAAAACTGCTTTCAATAAAAATATCGCTTTTCTTAATATTTCAGATCCATTATATAAATCAACAAACTGATTATACAATCCAACAACAACAGGCATGATTTCATTCCAATTCTTATGTATGACAAAAGCCACTCCTGCAAGTGCAGCAGCCACTAATCCGATTGGAGATAAAAGAACCCCCATCAATGTTGTAAGTGATCCCACAAGCGTTATAATCGTAGGCAATACAACTGCAATTGCTCCTAATCCGAGTATTAATTTCTGTGTGCCTGTATCAAGATTAAAGAATGCATTGAAAACTTGCTGAATAGCTCCTGTAACTTGTTGAAATATAGGGAGTAATGCTGTGAGTAATTGAGATCCTAATTGAGAGAAAGATTCTCTCACAGTTCCCAAAGCTTTTCTCATTTTA